TAGCAAAGCTTAATACTGAAGGAGCTATCATTGCTGCTAAAGTTGTTGTGTTGGTTAATCAACGTGGTGGTAGAACTAGAAAGAAAGACTTAGTCAATGCTGCCAATGGTGGAGTTATTGATGGCGTAGCTGAAGACATTAGTGCATTTCAACTACAAAAGAACTATGACTTTCAAGTATCTAATGAGAGAGAAGCAATTATCAAGAGAGAGTTACAAGCTAACTTTTTAGATACTGGCTCAGTACAAAGAGATGCAGAGAGAGTTACAGCTGAAGAGATTAGAGTAATGGCTCAGCAACTAGAAGCATCTACATTAGCTGGTGTGTACTCTAAGATGGCACTTAAGTGGAGCAAGTGGATAGTTAAGAAGGTTATGGATGAGCTTAAGATTACTTTTGACTCTGTAGATGTTTCTGTGCTAACTGGGCTAGATGCACTTGGTCGTTCACAAGAAGCTCAGAAGCAAGATGGCTTCATGCAGAGAGTTACACAGCTGCAACTAAACCATTGGATAAAAGAGAATGAAGTGTTACAAAGATATGCTTCATTTGATGGAATCAACACAGTTGGACTACTTAAGACATCCGAAGAGGTATCTGCTGAGAGAAAGGCAGCACAAGAAGCAGCTGCTCAACAACAGATGACTGAGGCTGGAGCTGTAGCAGCTGGTAAAGGTGCTGGTGAAGCATTAACTAATCCACAGCAAAGAGTACAATAATGGCTGAGAAAGAACTTAAAGTTACTGACGCTAAAGATTTACCAAATAAAAAGAAGTAGATTGAATGGAGTGTCTATGTGATACTCTGTTGAGCCTATGGTTCGCATTAATAAGGAGGCAAATATGCCAAATGTAGAAGAGATAGTAAGATATAGTAATGAAGGTTTTAGCAATAAAGATATTGCAGATAAGGTTTCAACTGAAGAGGAAACTGTTAGCTATCAAGCTGTAGCTAAAATCATTAAAGAGAATACTCCAGAGAAAAAAGTTGTAGCAACTACTAGTACATTAACTACTAGAAGTGCTGAAGAGTATGCTGAGTACAGTAAATCTCAAGGTAGGACATCTTATGGTGGAGAGATTGGAGTTAAGGTTGATGCAACCAAGGAAGAGCTTAGAGCATATATAAACTCTGGATGGAGACCAAGCATGCTATTAGAGAAGTGGCAGATGACTGAGGAAGAACTTACTCAACTAACTTGGGTGCTTGCTAAAGCAGAGCTAAGAGATAGACAACCAACTGTTAACTTTAAACAAGATTTATTCCGCTTCTAGCGGATATCCAATAGGAGGATAATATGGCAGATACAGAAGCACCAGTTACTGAAACATCAACTACAGAAGCCACACTAGGTGTGGAACAACCTTCTGGTCTACCGAGTGAGCAGATAGAAACACCAAAGTTTGAGGCTAGTCCTGAAGACTTTAAAGATGGTAAGTTTGCTGGTAGATGGAACTCACCAAAAGAGATGTCAGACTATATTAAAAGTATAGAAGACAAACATGCAGAGCTTACTAGATATGTAAACAATCAATCTAAACAAACAGATGCAGAGATTGAAACTATAGCTAACGAGACTAAAACTCAAGAAAGAAGACAATCTGCTGTTACTGAGTTGTTACCAGGATACCTAGAAAATGGTATGCAGATGACAGATGAGATTAAAAACAAATTACTTGAGACTGGTATTACTGAGCAAGAGATTAAACTTGGTGCATATGAGATAAAAGAAGCTATTGATAAAAATGCTAGTTATGTTGGTGGTAAAGAAAACTACGACATCATAATGAAGTACCATTCTGAAAATATGACACATGCTGAGAAGATACAGTTTAATCACAGTATTCAAAATCCTAGCAATAGTGAAGCACTTCTTATTGGGTTACAAACTATCTATGAGAGAAATGCTGGTAAAGAACAAACTGCTCCAACAGATAGACTTAGAGGTAATCCAGCTCCTAGTAATGCAATAAAAGCTTATGAGAGTAAAGCAGAGCTTCTTAGAGACAAAAAGTATGCTGATAGTAGAATGGCATCAGATTCAGACAAGAAGAAGTTTAGAGCTAGGTTAAATGCTACCTCTGATGATGTTTGGCGTTCTTGATAATTTTATGATATACTTTTAGCAATGATTATGTTAGCTTAAAAACCTAACATCAAAACATCTTCTAAAAACTTTCCTGAACCAGTAATTTCGCTGGAGGGTTTGTCCTTTTGATTTTGTGACTTGGTTAAGCAACTAACTAATCAACAATCTTAAAACACATAAGACTCGAAAGAGCAAAGGACAAATTATGGCTTATACTGGTTCAACTACACCATCAATTGGTACAGACACATCCGCTAATCTCAAAAGAGATATCACACTTGATGTATTGGAAGCAAAGGAACGTATGACTCGTTTCGCTGATTTAATTCGCGTTGATACACTTGGTGAAGGTGCTTCTTCAGGTTCATTTATTGTAGAAGGTAAAGAAGACAAAACAAATGGTAATATGGCAACATACCCAGCTGGTACACAAGTTAATGTTAACAACGGAACACAAGATGAGATTATCATTGCACTTGACAGACCACAGTACGAGTCACGTCGTATTGATAAATGGGAACAAACTGTAGCTCGTTACGATACATTATCTATGAATGTTCGTCAGCTTGGTGCTAGACTTGCAAATGCTATTGACCGTAAATGCTCAGCTGCTATTGAAGCATCTAGTCTAGCTACTGGCTTAGTTTCTAATGGTAATGGTACTGTTGTTACGAACACTGCTCTTCCTGCTGGCGCTGCTGCTGCAGCTACTGCTGAATTACTTGGTAAAGAGATTATCGAGTCAATCTATGCTGCTGTAGCTGCAATGCGTACTAACGATGTTATCGACCCAGTTTATGTTGCTATGTCTCCAACTAACTTCCAGTACTTACCACAAGCACTTACAATTGTTTCTAGCGAGTACACTTCTGCAAATGGTGGTCTTGATATTGGTGATGTTAAAATGGTTAGTGGAGCTACTGTGTTCACATCAAATAACTTACCAACAACTGCTGGACTAATTGCTCAGGCATTCACAATGGAAGCTGCTGCTATGGTTAAACTATGGGATGTTAAAGTTGATATCAATACTCAACCAGACTACCTTGATGCTAAGCTTATCAATGCTTACTTCTCTAATGGCGTTGGTGCATTACGTCCACAATGTTCTGTATCAATCAAAAACGTTTAGAAATTAAATTCTAAGCTTATTGTGCCTATCTCAATCCTCCTTGAGAGGTAGGCACTTCTAAGCTTATAAGGAGCAACTAATGGCATTAGTTCTACAACAGGAATACGACTCTAGCAAGTTTACACTCTACTCAATAAACATTATGTTACAAATGATAGGTGAGCTACCTATAACTGATGACGTAGACTTATCTAATATTATTGAAGCTCAAGTAGCTCAACAAGTATTGATTGAGACTAAAAGAGATGTTCTATCTAATGGGTGGGACTTCAATATGGATATCGGATATTCTTTTCCACCAGATATTACTGGATATATATCTGTTCCAGCTAATGTACTTGACATAAGCGACTCAAATGGTGACATAATCCTTAGAGACTGGAAACTATATTCTAAATCTAATCAGTCAGCTTTATTTGATGAGCCACAAAGTATGGATGTTGTATGGGATTTAGATTTTAACTCATTGAGTCATCCATTTAGAAACTACATTACGATTAGAGCAGCTAGAATATTCGCAATGAGAACTGTTCAAGATAGTACTATTGCATCATACACTCAGGCTGATGAAGATAGAGCTGAGATTAATCTTAGACGAAGTGAAGGTTTTACAAGCAAGCCAAATATGCTTACTGGAACTTATGGTCAAGATAATATGGTACTTGTATAATGTCTAGTATCCACAACAACTTAGACTCACTATACAATGGTATAAATCAACAGTCAGCAGAGTATAGACTTAGTACACAAGTCGAGTCTATGGTCAATGCTTATCCTACGCTTGATAAAGGATTAGTTAAAAGAAACCCTACTGAGAAGTTATATACTAATCAAGAATTATCTTTCTCTGAAGGGGCATGGACTTATGCTTATGATAGAGGTCTTAACTCTGAAAATGAAGAGAAGTATTCAATTACTGTAAATAATGGTAATATGCAGATTGTAAATGTACTTACTGGTGATGTGTATGAAGAAGGTAATGGACTTATATTTGAAGATGAGGCTAAAGAGTATTTGTTCCCCTTTACTGGCTCTAATGGATATGCAGCTACTACAGTTAAGGACACAACATTCATTGTTAATAAGGCAGCTATACCAAAGTACGAAGGCTCAGATGATGGGATAGCATCAACAGATACAACCTATACAGCAACAATACCTTTAACTGGAACAGCAGCACCTTCATATTCAACATCTTCTGGGGCATGGTTTACTTATATATATACTTTATATAATGGTGTAACAAGGTTTACAATTGATGGTATTCAAGTCTCTATTACTTCAATTACAACTACTACAAACCAAATTAATTACTTTGGTGGTTATAATGATGTTCCAACAGCTGAAAGTTATCCATCATTTATAGCAAAAGTTGTAGCTGGAATTTCGAGTGCATTGCCAAGAGGTTTATATACTGTAGATGTTACATCAGCTAATGAATTAAAAATACAAAGGCTTGATGGTTTTCCAGTTACAGTATCTATCGATATAGAAGCTGTGAGTCAAAAAGATGGGAGCTTAATTGCCTTGTTAACTGGAAACTACTTTGGTAATGTTACATACGATTCAGGACTGAAAACAAATTATACTCCATATGATAGTTATTT